AAGCACAAAGCTCAATTGCAGAGTCAGTAAAGTCTCTTATTGAAAAGTGGATAGAAAAACTAGAAGTTGAGAAAATGTTTAGAATTACTAATACTTCAATCAAATGCTTAAAGACAGGAAGTGAATTTCTTTTTATGGGTATGAGAAGCCACACTGCAGTCAATGTTAAGTCAGTCAATGATATATCAATAACCTGGATAGAAGAAGCAGAAGCATTTAGCCAAAGAAGTTGGGACTTACTTGTGCCTTCAGTTACTAGAACTGACAATCCTAAAATTATCATTAGCTTTAATCCTTACAAAGAAGATGATACAATCTACAAAGAATTTATAGTCAATAGGCCTCCTAAAGACTCTTTAGTCTTAAAAGTTAATTACACAGATAATCCATTCTTTAAAAATTCTTACTTAGCACAACTTAGAGCTGATGACGAAGAGAGACTTCCTACAGAAGTGTATCGGCATAGATGGTTAGGAGAAATTTTGACAAATATCGAAGGAAGCTTATTCAAAAATGTAGATTTCTCTCCAATTCCTTTAGCTGGTGTAAGGTTTATTAAACGAGTTATAGCTTGTGACCCTGCTACTACAAACAAAGACTATTCAAATGAGTATGGAATTGTAGTCTTAGGTAAAACTATGAATGGCTTAATTGTAGTTTTAGATGATTATAGTGGTAAATACACACCTTTTGAATTTGCTAATATGGTGAATAAAGCAAGTAAAGACTATGATACAAATAAAGTTGTAGTTGAGACAAATCAAGGTGGTGACTTTATTAAAGCTACTTTGATTAGTGTAAATCCTCACTTTGAAGTATTTGAAGTAAGAGCTGGATCAGCTAAGACTGATAGAGCTTTACCTGTAGCTAACTTAATGGATATGAGAAAAGTAGTATTTGGAAATGACTTACCTAAGATTAAAAGACAACTTGAATTAATGACAAATATAGGCTATTTAGGCTTTAAAGGTGAGTCTCCAGATAGAGCAGATGCTATGATTTGGGGTGTGTATTACTTAGCTGATATAGTTGATAAAGACAGTATTTACACAGTATTTGATAAAAACTGGTTTAATCTTGACAATCTATTCTTAACTAAAGGCTACCAATTTACTGATAGTGTAATTTACATCTATCCTGACTTAAATGTGTTTATTGCTATTAAAGTTAAATTTTACAAATATCATGACGAAGTAAAAGCTTACATAGAAGATAGCTTTACTACAGAGAATATTGAGACAATAGTGTCTTTACCAGGCTTAAAAATAGCTAAAAATGTGCCTTTTATGGACTCTTTAATAGCAAAATATAATTTTGGCACCTACACTCCAGTAAAAGAAAAAGAGTTAGATAAAAAGGTAATGAATATCTTACCTCTTTGTAAGTTAAACAAAGTTATGGTAAATGATAATTCTAACAATGCTTATAATAACAACTATGGAAATTTATTAAATATTGAGCTTATGGAGTTTAAACTAGAGTCAGATAGGAAGTTTAGTTTTATTGAGCTTCTATGTGATATAATTTACACCGAATTCAATTTGCCTAAAGATGACTAATGAAAAAGAAAAAGACAGAACTTCAAATACTACAAGATGACTTAAATACTATGAATGACCAAGGAATATTAAAAAATCCTTCAGAGTCTTTACTTCAATCACTTGATGAGAGAATTAAAAACACTCTTAGAAGAGTCTATAACACTTTGACTAATAAAAACTCTTTACTTCTAACAAAAAGGCTAAAATCGGCTTATAATAGGCATTTTAATGACTTAGTTTCTACACATAAAGGACTTAAGCAATACACACTTGAGACTTTAAATCCTAAATTACTAGATATTTATAAAAATCGAGTAAATTCTAATTTGCTTATAATTAAGTCTCAAAATGAAGAGAATATGACAAAATTACAGCACAAATTCTTAGGTTGGATTAATTTACAGTCAACTGGAGGCTCAAAAGAGACTTTAAAACAAGCTACTAAGTTAATTCCTAATAAAAGACTAAAGTTTTTAATTAAAGACCAGAGTAATAAACTAACTTCAGCTATGGATGAGACAATTGCTGACTACTATGGATGGATAGCTTTACAATGGAAGACAAGAAATGATAATAGAGTAGTAGGAAAACCTGGAGGACTTTATCCTAAAGCTAATAAAAAATCTGAAACTCATGGAGACCATTGGTCTAGAAAAGACAAATTTTACTATAAAGCTGATTTAAAAGAAGATATTAAGAAAAAACTTAATCTCTCAAAGTTTGCAGGAGATACTAATTTTAGTGATGGAATGCCAGGAAAGCCTATAGGATGTAGATGTTATGCAGTTTTTTACTATGAAATTGAAGATTTACCTAAAGAACTTGTAAAATGATATAATTCTACAAAAGGAGTTAAAATGTTTAAAAGTATAATTGACTCACATATTCCATATAAAGAAGAGATTACTAACTCTATAGGTTATGCTCCTCTACTTAAAGTAAAATCAAAAGATAAGCTAAAATTTGTTGTACCTATTGATATTTTAGAGAGCATAGACAATCCTAAAGAAACTTTTGAGATAGCTAAGAAAAATATAGAGAAAATTTCTAAAGATTTTACTAATTTTAGCTATACTTCAGGAAATAAAAAAGTTTTAGTATACTTTGAAGTAAGGCAATAATATGGGTTTATTTAACTTATTTAGAAGAGAAAAAACAGATACAGGAGCAGGAAATGCTGAATATAGCTTAGAAGGAGGCTTTACTAATTTACCAGATATTCTAAGCTATGGAGATTGTAGAAATATTTATAAATACTGGGCTTTAGGAAAAAGAGTAGCAAAAGCTCTTCCTAACTTTGCTTTGTCAGCTCAGAGAACTATTATTTTTGAAGATATGCCAGAAGAGTGTATTAAATTATTTCAAGAAACTGAAAAAGACTTACAAATACATAGGCTTTTAAAAGAAGTTTTAACTAATATTAGAATTTTTGGAATAAGTGGTATTTGTGTAGTATCAAATGAAGATGACTTAAGTAAAAAACTAACTTACTCATCAACTGTTGATAAAACTATAGCTTTTAATATAGTTGACCCACTTAACTTGACTGGAAGCCAAATAGGAATAGATCCGACAAAGTTAAATTATCAAAAAGTCTCATCAATTAAAGTAAATGGACAAGATGTAGACTTATCAAGAGCTTATATTGGTTTTAATGACCACTTATTTTATCTAGACTATGTCCCTAGTAACTTTAACTTTGGAAGTATAAGTATTTATCAAAATATGATTAGCTTAATTTATGACTGGAATAGATGTGTTACTGCTTTAGAGAGAATTTCTACTAAAGCTGGCTCAATTTTAGTAAGAAATAGAGATGGTGGAGTTTTAAATTCTATTAGTGCAGAAGCAGCAAGAAAAACCTTAGAAGCTATAAGAAATATGAGAAATGATGGAATTGCTTCAATTAACAACTCTGACTCAGTAGAATTGTTTAATCTAGCAGGTGTTGGTGAAGTTGACGCTATTATTGAAAGATTAAATAACTGTATTATGATGGCTTTAAGTGATACACCTAGTGCAATCTTACTTGATGAGAGATTAGCAAAAGGATTTGGAGATGGCACTGAGGATATGAAGGCAATTTTAATGGCTGTAGAAGACTATAGAGAGAGCCAAATAAGGCCAATTTACAATTTCTTAGATAAATACTTACTTTATCTTACTTTTACGCCCAAAACGCTCCAAAAGCTCAAAGAAGACTATTCAGAGTTTAAGTCAATGAGTTTACCAGAATTAAGAGAAGCTATTTTTAATTCTTTTAGTTTTGAATGGGGTAATTTATATCCTGAAAGTGAAGCTACTAAAACTGATAATATGGCAAGAAAACTTGATAATTTGCTTAAATTAAGAGACTTAGGAGCTAATTTAGAAGATATTGAAGCAATTATAAATGCTGACCCTGGCCTTTATAATGAAAATATTACTTTAGATGCTCCTTTAGAGGACAGTATGGAAGGAGAAGATGAGACAAGTAGTATTTCTCAACCTTCAAAAGCGCCTTCTCCTAGCTCAGATGAGGAGTAAATTTAATCTTATGAAAGGAGGTAAATATGATTAGTCAAGTTTTTGCAGTATTCTTAGCTTTTATAATTATTTTGGCTATTTTAGTTGCAATTGCTTATAAATTATTTAAAACTTATAAGCCAGAATTAGAAGAGCTTCAAACTAGATATAAAGAAGCTGAAGATAAGTTTATTGAGTTTAGAGATAGACTACAAGAAGCTTCAACTACACTAGAAGATATTCCTAATTCAGTTAAAGAACTTAAAAATACTTTGATTGAAATTAAAAATAGGCTAGATATTATAGCTTCACAGAAATAATCCTAAAATTTTGTTATAATGCTTCTAAGAACTTTAAATCTTAGGAGGATTATAATGGCTACAGATATGCCAGAAGATACTCAAACTCCAAATGAACCTAATGGAGTTGACCAATCAAAAGTGCCTTCAGTAGTAGGCAAAACCTCTCCTATTGATTATACTAAAGAAGACCCTTGGGGAACTTTACCTCCTGGTGCTATAAAATATGAAATTGACTCAACTAAATGGACTGCAGTCCCTATAAATCAAGGTGTATATAAAATTGTTTCAAGAAATGAAGGACAAGCTATTTATGTAGCTGAAGATGCACAAGGCTCACAGTCTTTAAGAATTACAAAAAGCTTTAACATTGAAACTACAGGAAGGACTGCTTTATATTTAAAAGGACAGTCAGATTTAGATATTTTAGTAGAACAAGTAGTCAATCTTTTAGCTACTAAAGCTGACAAAGAGTCAGTGTATACAAAAGAAGAGACTGATCAGCAAATACAAAATGCTATAAATGGAGCAATTGGAGGTTTAACTTCAATTTTAACTTATAAAGGCACAGTAGCTAATGAAGCTGCACTAGCAGGTATTCAAAATCCTAAACAAGGTGATACTTATCAAGCTGAAGATACAGGACTTTTTTATTCATGGATAGCAGAGCCAGCTCCAGGAAGTTGGGAGAAACTATCAGGAAGTATAGTAGATTTAAGTAATTACTATACTAAAGGACAAATTGACTTAGCTCTAACTGGTAAAGCAGATCAAGCTGATTTAGAAGCATTGGAGCAAAAAGTAGATTTATTATTACTTCAAAATAAGCCTTTTACTTATATTCAAAAGACAGATCCAGCTGATGTCGATCCAGATCCTACTAAAGAAGGAGAGATTTGGTTTGATAATTCTACTGGTTTAATCTATATTAGAAAAACCTCACAAATCGATCAAACTTTGTATTGGCTTAATTCTATTGATAATGCTTTATTAGCTTTAGATACTAAGTATATGAAACTAGAAGGAGATCAGACTGCTAGTGGAGTTAAAACATTTACTGGAAATATTAAGTTAGCTACTCCTCCTGTTAGTGATGAGGATGTAACAAATAAACAATATGTAGATGATGCAATAGCTAATGCAGGTATGGGAAGTGCTAATTTTGTGACTTTAGATGATACTGCTCAGTCAGTTGATGGCCATAAGACGTTTATAGGAGTAATTAGTGTCCCTGAGCCACAAAATGAGACTGATGCGTCTACTAAAAAGTATGTTGATGATAAATTTCAAGATGCTACAACTACACTTCCTTTAAATGTTGTTTTAACTGATAGTGATCAGACTATCTCTTCAATAAAAACTTTTGAAAATGGAAAAAATCCAAAGTATAATACTCATCCAGCTTCTTTTACAGACTTAGAATTAGTAGATAAAAAGTATGTAGATGATGCAGTAGCAGGAGGTATTACTTTACCTTTAAATTTAGCTTATTTAGATAGAGCTAATAATTTTACTGCAATTAATAGTTTTACTGGAACTACTAACTTATTTGGTGGTGGTGCAATCTATGTCGATCCTGTTAATGATACTGATATAGCTAATAAAAAATATGTAGATAATGCTATACAGCAAGCAGGTGGAGGTGTAGACTTATCTAACTTAGTTACTTTAAATACTGAACAAACTATTACAGGTAAAAAGTTATTTTCAAAAATTCAATCTACTCAAGCAATTGCTGAAGACAATGATTTAACTTCTAAAGCTTATGTTGATAAAGCTATAGCTGATCTAGGCGATACTATTACTTTAGATGACTACGCTAAATTAGCAGAAGCTAATACTTTTACTGCTTTAAATACTTTTGATATATTACCTCAATCAACAGCTACTCCAACTGATCCTAAAGACTTAGTGAATAAACAATATAATGATGATAGACTTACAGGAGTAGAAAATAATATAAATACTAAAATTGGTAATTTAACTCAGCTTACTACAAATGCTAAAGATAACTTAGTTAATGCTATCAATGAAATTAAAGCAGGCTCAGGAGCTGGTGGTGATGCTACCAATATGGATTTAAAAGGAACTAAAGCAACTTATCAAGAAATTGAAGACTTAGCTGATATGACAACAGGTGATGTATGGGAGTGCTCAGAAGTAGGAAAAGAAGGTTTTTATATTTATGATGGGACTACTTGGAAGCTTTTAGGAAGTGGTGGTGGAGAAGCTCCTACACCTCCTCCTGAAATAACACTAAATCCTAATCCAGTTGTAACACTTACAGTAGCACCTACTGAATGGACTGATGTTACAGATATTGCAGATAAAAAATTAAGAGGAAGTTATAAAGTAACTAAAAATATTGATAAAAAAGGTGTTACTAATGCTATTCTTATAAGTGCTACATCAACTGTAACAAATATTAATTATGGAAGTATTTTAGGAATAAGTATAAAACTAGTAGTTTCAGCTGATGCAGTGACTCAGGTAGAAATTTATTCTTACACTAAGCCTGAAGCTGATGTAACTTTATTAGTCGATCTTTTATTAGTAATTCAAGAAGCTGCATATGGAGTAGGAATTTTTAATATTAAACAAGATGGCTCATTTATTTATACTCAGACTGAGTATGACTCTTTAGAGTTAGGTGCTAAAACTAATGGCTTAATTTATGTAGTGCAAGGTTAATTAATGGGTAAACTAATCCTTCCTTATGGTTGTAAATTAAAGCTAAGAGACTCAGACAATGTAAAAATGTTTTTAAATAATGAACAAATTTATCCTACAGAGTGTAAAATTATTAAAGGATGGGATACTACTATTACTTTAAGTAATATTAGAGATGGTGGCTCTTATGGAAACTGTATTACAGATTTTCTTATTTTTACTTGTGGAGTAAGCTATCAGCTAAAATATATAACAAATGGTAGAACTTCAGGAAGCGGAATACTAAAAAGAAATGGCTTAGGAGTTACTAATCAGCCTAAAGCTTACTCTACAGGCAGTGCTCCATCAGGATATGTCTTAGAAGAAGACGAAGTAAGAGTTTCAGTAGCTTCTACAAGAACTTATGCAAATAGTGTATACTATTATGCTTCATATGCTTTAGGAAATGGAGTAGGATATAATGGAGGAAGCAGTGCTTCAGATACTTCATATTGGATGAGTGGTGCTCAAGGAAGTGGAATAACATTTACTATAGAAGACTTAGTGCCAGATAAATTTTGTTTTTCTAACTATGGAAACCATAATGCTTGTAGAGCTAATTTTAGAGCAGATATTTTAGTAAAAGCAGTAAGTAAGACTTCACAAAAAGAAATAGTTTTAATGGACTCTTCAGTAGATATTCCTACACCTTGTAGAATTCCATTTCCTACACAATATTATTTGCCTATAGATTTAGTAAAGGAGTAAATTATGGCTATGAATTTAACTACACAAGCATCACTACTAGATACTATAAAAGATATTATGTCTTATAAAGGCTCTAAGGTAACTTATCAAGAAATTTTAGATTTAACTGATATGGTAAAAGGAGATATTTGGGGATGCACAGAAGTAGGCCACTTAGGATTTTTTCTATATAATGGAACAGATTGGGAGCTATTTGGAAGTGACTCAACTAAAGCAGTAACTTTAGATAGTGAACAAACTATTACTGGACTTAAAACTTTTGATACTACTCCTATAATTACTAATGAAGCTAAAAGTGAATTAGAAGCTACTAACTTAAAGTCAGTAAATACTGTAGTAAATAATAGTGTAGGATGGCTAATTCCTGATGGAGACTGGACTTCTATGTATATGAAGTGGTCAACTGATGGAGATAGATATGGAGGTGGAACTTTAAGTGATGTTTATTTTATAACTAAAGAAGTAGATGTAAGTCAAGATTTATTAGTTAATGGGCAAGAAGATAGTATTTTAATTCCACTTATAGCTGGACCAGGATTATCTAATGGTAAATTAGGAGGACTAAATCCTGGAATTGTAGTATTAATGCCAGTTAGTATGATTAAGCCTTATGCTCTTCCTGGAGTAGAGTTAAAAATGACTAATATGACTAAACAAAAGCCTGATTATTATAATCAGATATGTGCAGATTTTTATAAAGAATTTCCTTATTCTGTAGCTACAGATTACTCTACAGATGATGTAAAAACTTGGCTAGCAAATAAAGGTATAGCTAACTATGTTTTAATTAAAGCTTATGTAAATAATGTGTATGCAGGAAGTAATACTAGATTTTATGCAAACACAGCATTTTGGAGATTTACTGCAAGCTCTAGTATTTTTGGAAAAGGCTCAGCTACAGTAGTAGATATGTATATAGAAAAAGTAGGAAAAGTGCCATGTCCTATCTATGATATTACTTACTCTCCTAATTGCTGGTATAACTCTTTAGACTATAACACAGTTACTACATTAGTTGAAATGAACTATACAAAGTCAGATGGAACTCAAGTAGATGTAGTAACTTCAGCAGCTCCTAAATCACTAAGGACTAAAACTCAATATCAATTAAGAATGGGTGCTGGAGATGCAGTATTTACTCCTCCACTTATTTCTATGAAAGATAGTCCTTTAGCTCCTGACTATGTAACTTTAAATACAGAGCAGACAATTACAAAATTAAAAACTTTTGATGTGCTTCCACAAAGTAGTAAAACACCTGCTAATGATGCAGATTTAACAACTAAGGCTTATGTAGATAATAGTATTCAAACGAATACAAATGGTTTTGCTAAACTAGATCAAAATAATACATTTCAAGGTGAGAATACTCTCTCAAATACTACTATTATAGGAGAAGTAACTTGTGAGGCAACTATGACTTTGAACTCAGCTTTAGATGTAGTTGGTGTAGCATCTTTTGCTAACACAGTAGATTTTACTAATCAAACATATTTTAGTAATGGAGTAAATATAAGTGAAGCTTCTACTGGAGGCTTACATATCCAACCTGCTAATAATAGTATAACAATCAACTTAGATGATAGTGCTACTTTAACATTAAATACTAAGATGATTAGTGAACTTAAAAGAATTCTTGGAATTAGTTAAAGGAGATAATTAGTGAAAAATAAAATAAAATCTAAAATTAAGTATTATTTTTTCTTATTTAAATGGTTTTTAATTGGAAAATATCATTGTAATGTGCCTAGAAAATTAAGGCCATATTATTGGAGTATTCATAAAGCTTTATGGCTATTTATTGTTTTAAGTGTGTCTTTAACTTGTGCAAGAATTGTAGAGATTATAAGTGGAAGCTGAATATTTAGAATTAATTCCTATAGCTTTAGTAGGATTATTGGCAGGATTTATGGGAGCTTTAGACAATAAAGATTGTATAAAAGCAGGAATAAAAGAAGCTTTAAAAAGAATTATAATAAGTAGCTTTTTATGTATAGTTACTTACTCAATTCTAAGTGCTACAGATCTTCCTTATTTGGCTAAAGTAGGTATCAGTGCATGTGTAGGCTTTTTAGGCTTAGATAAAGCTATAAACTTAGTCAAGGAAATAATTTCTTTAAGAAGGAGTAGGTAATGTGGACTAAATTTTTACAATATCATATTTACTTTTTTCTTACTATACTAGTAGTTTCTATAGCTTCAAATATTCACCAATATTTACTTTATAAAAAAGCTACTACTATGCTTTTTGAGTGCCAAAACACCTATGAAACTTTACAAATTTTAGACCAATATATTGAAAAGACTTATAAAGACTAACAAATATGTTATAATCTAATAAAAATTAAATAGGTTAGTAAAATGCTTACAGATATAGAGATTATTGAAGGCTATGATAATAATAAAATTCAAGGAATAACTATTTGTAAAGACTATTTTTTTATGCCTGTAAGAATTAGTGGCTTAGGAAAGACTATAAGAGTTGATGAGGACTCTAGTAGACAAACTATTATTAAAGCTTTTAAAGATAATAATATAGAAGTTGATGAGAATTTATCACTAGATAATTTAATAGATGCTTATAAAAAAGCTTATCCTAATAAAGAGACTAAAGGCCTAATAAAATACAAAGTTATTGATAGACAATTACAACATTTTGCTAATCCTAAAGCTTTACAAGCTATGCAAGGTTTGCCAATTCTTAAAAAGCATCCTCAAAATTCTAATGGTCCTACACTTTTAACTTACTCAAATTTTAAGAATAATCCAATTATTGGAACTATAGTTAAAGCTTACTTAGCTAATAAAGCTATTTGGGGCTTAGCTAAGATTTTTGATATTAAGCTAATTGATGAGTTTCAAGAGTTACAGTCTACTTCTCCTGCAGTAGAGTCAATAGAAGTAGAAAATCAAGGAGACTTAATTGAGCTTCCTGGAACTTTTAATCATTTAGCTTTTGTAGAAAAAGGCCATTGGGACCAAGTTGATGATAATCCTTATAATAATGATATAATAAACTTTAATTCTTTAGATAAAGGAGAGCTAAAAATGGTAGAAGAAGCTAAAACAGACGAAGCTACTACTGAAGATGTAAAAACTGATGAGGCAGTAGGCCAAGGAACTGCTGAAAAAGTAGAAAAAGTAGCAGAAGATGTAAAAGATATTAAAGAAGCTGAAAAAGAAGAAGCTAAAAGCTATGATAAAATGGCAGAAGAGCATAAAAAACTTGATGAGGAGGAAGATGTGAAAAATATCGATGAAGTTTCAGGAGAAGAGTTAAAAGCAGAAGCAAAGTCAGGAGATGAAGTATCTTCAGGTGATAGAGTTGTAGTTGATGAGGAAGAGACAAAGCTCGATGAGGAAGAGACAAAGCTAGATGAAGAGGAAGAGCCTAAGCTTGATGAGAAAGACGAAGAAGTTGTAGATAGTGAAATGGAGAACATTGAAGATGAGGAAAGAGCTAATTTAGTAGACTCTATGAGAGATGCTATTGACTCAGCACATCCACATCTTAGAATAAAAATGCCTTATATCGGTAAAAGACTTAAGCCTTCAGTAGTAATTTCTAAGTTTCTAGATTGTAATAGTCGTTTTGTGCCTTATAAGTATTCTAGTTTAGATAAAAATAGTAACTATAGCTTACTTGTAGATGCTTATAATGATACACTAGATAATATTGAAAAAGAAACAAATTCTTTATATAAAGAAACTGGTAAAGACAAAAGAAACTTTTGGGCTCCTGGTAGAAAGCCTAATGAGAGTTTCGACAAAAATTTCTAAAAGGAGAACAAATGAACTTATTCCCTAATCCTACTTATAATGAAAAGTTTATTGGTAATAGTAGTGCTAAGCCTATTGCTGGTGTATGCACTCTGACTGCTTATAAAAGACCTTTAATTCAAGCAAAAGCTAGTGCTGATGGCCTTTTACAAGGTGACCCTGTAACTATTAAAAATACTGGTAGTTATGGTAAGAAAGAATTTTCAGCAGGGCAAGGCTTGGCTCCTCTAACTATGGCTGCAGAAAAAGCTACTGCTGCTATTAGTGGATTTGTAGTAGAGAGTCCTAACAATGTTTATATTGATGGTAATGCTGCAGGACAATTCTTTAAAAATCAAATTATTAATGTAGCTCCTGTAGGAAGTGGTGCTGAGATGTATTTGCCAGTTAAAGATGGCTCATTTGAAGGTGTAGATATTTCTAACACTGAAATTCACTGGGTTGTAGCAGATAAACACTTAGATGTAGGCGCTGGAGATGGCTCTACTAAGCTAGCTATTAAAGGTGCTACAATTTTATCTCAAGTTGTAGAAGGTATTCAATTCTATATTGATGCAGGTGTAGTAAAACAAAAAACTACTCCAGTAATTAAAATTAAACTTTAAGGAGTATTAGTATGTTATTAAGTAGACTTAATCCATCAGTTGTAATGCCTGGGCTTTTAGCTCCTCAGGTACAAACAGTAGATTTTGAAAAATATATCGGAAGCAAAACTAATTTAGGTGGAATTTCACAAGAAATGCTATATATTATGACTGTAAACAATATTAACAGTGAAACTTCAGTAGGACAACAATGGAATAGCGAATTGACTAAACAAAGCTATAGCTTAGGTCAGATTGCTTTACCTTACTATAGAATTCAAGCATATAGTGAGTATAATGAAGATGAGCAAGCTAAATTTGAGTCTTTAGTAAATGGTGTAAGTTTACCTACATTCTTAGAGAATTTAGCTAAGCAAGGAATTAATCAAAGAAAGCACTCAGCATTACTTGTAGGCTTTGATGATACTTTAAATCAAGGTATTTTAGCTAATGCTACACAAACTACTTTGCCTGCTGACTCTAAAGGTGCTCAAGAAGTTACTAAATATGATGCTGCTGAATTACAACAATTCTTAAGCTTACAAGCTAGACAAGTAATGGATGCTTCTTATGGAATGCTAAAACCTGTTATTTTTGCATCTTCAGTAAGAATGATTAATTACTTGAAAACAGCAGTAATTAGTCTTTTGGATAGTGCTAATGCTAATGGTATTGACTCAGTAGCTGGTTTATTCCAAAGAATTTCAGGTCAATGGTTAGGTGTAGGTCAAGTAGAATTTATTGCTGATGATACATTTAAAGATATGGAAACTGTTGGAACTGATGTAATTGTTATGATTGCTCCTGGTATGGATAGTCAAGAGTCTTTACCTGAAGATGTAAATCAAAACATTATTGGCTCAGAGAATTCTTTAACATTTAATACTATGTATGATGCTGGAGAAGGCCTAAGAAGACTAGAGAGACCTGCAGATTTTGGAATTTACTCTACTCTTTATACTTATAAAATGACTCCTGGTGCTAACTTAAGACAAGAAGCAGTAAGAGTTATTAATGCTAAGTATGAGTAAGCTAAGATGGTAGAAATACCTCTTAGTTTATTAACTAAAGTTAATAATGTAATGCAAAAAACAGCTGAAATGGCTAATAGATTTAAACATCCTCATAGAGCATATATAAATGAAGTAGCTAAAGAGCTAAATAGCCTCTTAAAAAATAGTAAAAGAAGCAAAGATGAGAAGTGAAGAGAATAACCTTGTGATTTCATATATCGACTCCTTAAGAATGGATGACTTTGTAAGGCAAAAAGAAGGAATAATCCTAGAAGTTGACGCGTATCCTTGTTTGTATGAGCCTTTAGCTACTTCACTTATGTATGCTAACAATAACTTATTAAGTTTTATGAATAAACACACGTATAATATTCTTTTAAAGAACTTATGGCTTCACTATATTATAGTAGAAGAGGTATTTCCTAATGTCTCCAGTAAGTATGATTTGACAGGAAATGGATTAATTGTAACTAGTGTTAGTAGTGCAGGAGCTTCTACTAGTGTAAATAGTGTAAAGACTTTAGATGAAGGAAATTTATTTACTTTAGACTTATTTAGAACTCCTTATGGACGTAAAGCTTATTCTATTTTAGAGAGCATCTCTCATAGTGCTATAGTTTTGCTATAAAATAATTCTCTTAATAAAACTTTAATAAAACTTTTAATATAATTTCTTTACAAATTTAAAGTAAAGGACAAAAAATGATTTTAGAAGTTAAAAGAATTAAAGGAATAGGAAAAGACGATTTTAAAGTTTATAAGCCTAAGTTGACTTATCTTTTTGATACTTGTATGGATAGTATTAAAACTTTAAATTGTAAAGATAAAGATTATCTTAATAAAGGCTATTTATATGATATTACTATTATTTTTTCTACAAAAAGCTATAGTTACTCAATAAAGTATTGTAATAGTGATATTAAAGTGCCTAAAGAATATTTAGTAAATGTAGTAAAAAAAGTTTTTAATACTGCAAGTAACTTAGATATTGATATTTCTAAATTAACTTTAATAATATTTAAAAAAGATAATTTAGACTCAGAAATACATAGAATAACAGTTACTAAAGACTCTAGTAGTAATATAAGTTATATAATTGACGAAATTTGATATAATTTTTAAAGAAAAAAAAAAGGAAATATTTATGAAGTTTATTTCTTTGATAGACAATAAGTATTATGATAAATATGGCTTATCAGATAAAGATATATTAGACTTTAGAAGCCAAGTTGAAAAATTACTTAGAGAAAATGAAAAAGAGCTAGTTTCTTTAGAAAGTCGTTTTGAGATGTATAAAACACCTAATAAAACTCTTGATTTGTATAGAAAAGCTTCTGCACTTTATAAAAAAGTATTGTCTATGTCTACTGATGTCTTTACTTATGTTAAAAATAAAAAAGAAATTTTTAAGATTAGAAGAGAATTAATGGATATTAATTTTTCTAAAGCTTTTAGTATTCCAAAACCTTGGTAAAGACTGCATAATGACAAATATATGTATGCCTTTATTAAATGCTGAGAGCTCTATGAAAATTTATAAGTGTGCTCCTAGAGGATGGCCTATTACTACATCTACTGGAGATGGTGGTATGGGCTATATTTATTGGTATGATGCTACATATCATTATGGAACTTATGGAGGTGGGCCTGGGGCTAGTTGGAAAAATCCTTTAATGTTACAACCTGTATGTCCTACTGCTTTAGGAAAAGAACAAATGAGAAATTCATTTGACTTAGACTTAATTGACTCTTCTAAATATGAGCCTAATTTAATGAATAGTGCTTTATTTAATTGGACTGGTTGGGATTATCATATTCCTTCAAGTAAGTCAGGTAGTAAAAGATATAGTTTAGTAAGAGGTTTAAATCTAATACTTAAATCTTGGCAAGATAATCCATCAACTCCTGACTTAGAATGGATGGCTGAGCATGCAGATGACTATAGAAGATATTTATATAAATGTATGGATTGGAATGGAACTTATTTTGGACAAAAAGTATTTGCAGGAGGCTTAGTAGCTCCTCTAGAGTTTAATAAAAATCTTTTAGGAAATGGAAAGCACTTTGTTGATTTTGTAACTACTATTATGCCTCAAGTTTACTACTCTTGGGGTGCTTCAGATATTTGGAGAAGCGGCCAAACTATTCAGTTTACAGTATGGAAAATAAATAATAAATACTACTTAGACCCTTATGTTTTTGGTATAGTAGGAAGTGGTGGAGCTGGAGGAGGAGGAAGAGCAGGAGGTGTAATGATTAATACTATAGCTTACTCAGATCCTATTCCTGATACTTATTCACCTAGAAACTATGGTTATAGACTCACTAATATTACTGTAACTTCTAGTGGAGACTCTATAGCTTTTGTAGGAGACTCTTTATTATATCCTCCTTTTGGGTTTATTAATAATATTATAGATTATGACCATTTTATAGCTAATAAAGGAAATGGCTATTTTGATGTATTTAGATATATTTATAATAATAAGTTGTATCCAGTATATGATAGTGCTTCAGGATATGCGCGTTTTCCTATTCAGACTAAAACTTGGCAAGAAATATTTAATGACCCTGATTTAACTGCTTAATAAAACTTTAATAAAACTTTTAATATAATTTCTTTACAAATTCAAACGTAAAGGAGTTTAAATGAAAAACGAGGCTTTAATTAAAGTTTATCTAGAGGAAAAAGATAAGTTAATTAATAATTTAGAAAAAGAGCTAAAAGAGCACTTTGGAATACTTGAAGACTTTAATAATCATAGTGAAAAAGACTTCATTCAGACTATACTTAAGTGTTATAACATAGTTTATCATCTTGAAGTAAGTGTTTTTATTGAGTATGATGAGAATAATAAAATTACTAAAGTTTATTATACTTACTTAGTATTTCTTAATCATATTGATGTAATATTAGATAAGGTGAGTGTAGAAACAGATTTAAAGTCTATAGCTAAAGAAGTAATAGAAGCTAGTATTAAAGATTTAGATAAAAGGATATAAAATGAGAATAGAGTTTAATGAAGAGATATTAGAGTATTGTTATAAAGAAAATCCAGATGCTAAAGGTTTTTTAGCATCTTGTAGAGAGATATTAATTCCTTATATGTTAAAGAAGCATAAAAATTCTTTAAAAGAATATATAAGACTAGGCGATATAGAGCTTATCAATGGTATGAGAACAGTTGAAATAAAAGTATTTAATACTGATAGACCTATTAAAATTGATATAGCTACTTTTAAGAATATTGAGGAGGAGCTTATACAGCCTCTTTATAATAGCTTAAAAAATTTAAATCTTAAGCATTCACTTAAAATTGGATGTTATTTATATATCAATGTTAAAGGTGAAAGTAGATTTGCATGTTGTTGGAAAGACCTTAGAATTTCAAATTATGACTATAAAGTAAAGTTTGTTTGTCCTAGCTTAGATGTATATTAAAGGAGGTATATAATGAAAATAAATGAGTTAATTAAAGAACTAAATAAATTTAAAAAAGCGTATGGAAACTTAGAAGTAGGTATAGCTAGAGTAAGTGAATCATCTGAGAATATATTTGTAGATTTCTACTCAGATATAGATATTCTTAAAGTGAAAGATAGATATTTATATAGTGACTGTGACTCTGAAGATATAGTGCCTTATATAAGTGTATTTTGTGGATTAAGATAAAGGAGTGAAAATGAAAACAGAATTTAAAATTTTTAAAGGTAGTTATGACTCTTTAGAAGAGGATATAAAAAAGTATCAGGAAGAACATAATTTAGAAATTAAAAATATTATGTTTATAGATAGTTACTCTAAAACTATTATCGGAGTTGTATTTAAAAGAAGTAGTAAATTTGAGAAAATACAGAGAGCAATATATAGGAGTTAAAATGAAAATAAGTGAGTTTATTAAATACTTAGAAGCTTATAAAGATATTCATGGTGATATAGATATAGTGTTAGCTAAAGTAGATAGTAGCTACTATTCTTGGAATTTAGATAATACATATGACTTTAAAGTTATATCTAATGGAGATTTAGTAAATGATATGTATGTAAATATAGATGAGCTAGAAAAAGGGACTAAAGTTTTATACTATGATGGAGGTTATTAATGAGAATAAGTGAATTAATTAAAGAATTAGAAAGAATTAAGAATGAGAGAGGTGACTTATTAGTGTCTATTTATAGAAGTGAGTCAGGAGACGATTATAGTTTTTATCCTGAAGGAAACTATTATAGTGATGTTAATTTAGAAGTAGTTAATAATACTAATACCAATTTAAAAAATGGCATAGGTGAAATAGTAATTATTAATGAGGCTTATTTTTTAGGAATATACTAAAAGATAGTATAATTATAAAAAACTTAAGGAGAAAATAAATGTCTTATTCAATTAAAGTGTCTAACACTACAAATAATACTATAGAGTTATGCTATAGAATGCCAAAAAGTGTAGGAAGTGGCTTACCAATCACTATTCCTATTCAACCTAGAGCTTTATTAAATGAAATTTTCTTTCCTACAGAGGAAGCTTATCATGAAATGAAAAAGCAAAATGAAATTTATTTTAAAAAAGGCTATATTATTGAAGGTAAAACTAATGAAAAAGAACTTGTAGCTAAACACACAGAAGTATCAAGTGAAAGATACCAAAATGTAAAAGACAAAGTTGATAAAGTAACTGATGATTTACAAGCAAGTGCTGATAATGTTAATGCTAGCTTAAATATTGAAGTAGAAAAAGCTTCTAAAACTAGCAAAAAGGGTAAAAAATAGAGCTAGAAATTTATTTTTTAGAGCCTTCACACTTACATCCTGGCTCTTATGAAATTACAGTAGCTGACTTAGGTAGAATTTTAGAGAAAAAATATGGCTTAATTGGCTTATTTATTGATTATATAGATAAGCCATTAAGAAATAAGCTAGCTACTCACTTATTTAAATATGGCTCTAAAGGAATTCATAGAATTGAACAATGGATACAAGCAGAATGGAGAAACTTTATAGTTAGTGAATTACATCATATAAGAACTAAAGCTGCAGAAAAAGAGTCAAGAGAGAGTTTTATCCAAACTGGAAGTTATTATAGAAGCCTTCAAGTTTTGATAAAATTTACATAAAAATAAGTAAGGCTATTTTATGCAAAGTCAAAGTAAAAACTTATTAAATAAAGCTAATAAAGCTTTTAAAGATTATGTAAATAAAGCTGAATTAATACCTTATAAAAGAACTTATACAAACACAGGCTATAATTACATTATTCCTGATACTAAAAATCTAAAAATCATTGATTGTGCTATTAATTTTAGTGTAGATTATGCTTTAAGTGAGAATATAGGCTATTTTAAAGGCATAAGAGTAACTATAGATACTCAATATAAGATTATTGGTAATTACTATATGCACTATCAAGATATGATAGTCTTTTTAAATGGCTATAGCTCTTACACTGAAACTATGGGTCAATATCAATATGAAGGAATAGCTTTAAGAAATGATAGAGTTAAACTCTTAGATATAAATTTAACTAATAATACTTATGGTTTCTCTTCTTTAGATATTATTATAGGAATTCCTTCTTATATAGTTTTACCTAGATATGAAACTTTATCTTCAGAGACTTTTAATGAAGGTGTAATTTTAGCTGATGTTGTAGCTCAAGAACCTTTAAGTTTAACACAATATAGTGATATAAGTATCGATCATCCAATGATTGATGATTTGAGATTTACTCTTATTAATATGACTAGAATAGAAGCTGCTAAATTTCTTAAAAGCTTAATGGACTATTCATTAATATCAAAAGAATTTGGAATTATTTCTAATCCTATTTTAAAAGAAGGCCATGACTATGATGATGTATCAAATTTAAGAAGTATTTTATATGAAATTGAAGTAAAGGTTAGTTATAATATATCTATCAAATTAGAAGAGACTCAAAAATATATTAAAAATGTAATATTTAGAGTCTCTTCAGCTGAATAAAGGAGATTAAATGGCTTTAGTAGATGTAACTCAACCAGTTGTTATAAAACCTACTTTACAAATTTCTAGAGCAAGTAGAGATTATTTAAGAAGAGTATGTTTTGTATCTTTAGGAGAGACTAATTTGCTTGCTAAAGAGTATAAAGAAGTATTTAATTATGATTACAAGACTTATTTAAATGGCTATACTGAAACTACTAATGCTCTACAAGCATTTTTTGCTCAAGCTAGTGATAAATCTTGTATTCTACTAGAGCTAGGAAAACAAGAAGGCCAGCCTATAGAGGCGAATTACAATACTAAAGTCCAATACTTAAACACGCAAGATTGGTTTAAGATTGATGACTTTTATGAGTGGGTTTACTATAATAAATGGGTAGAAACACCAAATAATGAGACGAAAGCTATTATAACAGCTTACTATAATACTATTTCTACTTTTGATGAAGGAAACTATACAGAATGGCTTAGTTTAAATAGACTGACTGATACTGTAGCAAATTTAAAAGAGTATTTAAATCAATTAAATAGCACTTGGATGAACCAATATTGGTCTTATTTAGCTACTACTGTGCCTACTTTTCAAGCTTTACTAGTTGAAGGCACTTTAGATGAGTGGTTAGCTAGTTTACCAGCAGGCTACTGGTCAAAAAGTGCTTATGATATTTGGAGAGATGAGAATGGAACAAAAAATACTGACTATAGTGAGAAAATTAAAACTTTAGAAGAGTATTTAACTAATGCTACTGAAGCTGCTTATATTTATTATTTGCCACAGCAAATGCTTAGTGATGCTAGAATATCATCAAGAATTTATCAAAAGTATAATGATTTACAATCAAAAACTTACTTTTTTATTAATTGCTCAGGTGATGCTGATATTGAGTCAAATCAAATTATTAGTAATGCTAGTAACTCTAAGTGTGTAGCAGTATTTTATAACAACACTCAAGCAGGTTATAACTTAGCTGCTTCAGTATGTGGCTTATTTGCTAGCTATAAATTTGATATTTCAGATACTAACCCTGCATCTCCATTTAACTATAAAACACTTGAAGGAGTTAAGTTTAATACATTAACTCAAGCTATGCAACAAAGCTTAATTCAAGCTAGTTTAAACTTTATGAGCACTTTAGCTAATAATAATGTCTTACTAAATGGAAGATACACAGATACATATCCTATAGACTATAGGTATCAATGGGACTTAGTAAGTTTTGAAGTAGAAAATTCTTTACAAACATTGATTTTGAATGGTGTAAATAATCCTATTTATATTGTTAAATATAACCAAGATGGAATTGATACTATTAGAAGTAATATTAAAGCTACTTTAAATAGAATGATTAATCAAGGTTGTGTTACAGATTTTAGTGCTACACTTAATAGTGCTACAGGTGAAATGGAAAATTTAGGAGATATTACTGCTATTGAGTTTAATACTTATGTATTAGCTAATCCTCAAGACTATGAAAATGAAATTTACGGTGGTATTAGTTTTTACTTAAGAATAGGACGTTATATTAGACAAGTAGTCTTAAGTATTACTTTAGGTTAAGGAGTAATTAATGAAGTTTTTAAATAAGTTATTTAACAAAGTAATTTTTTCAGATGCACCAGAATTAAATGCTTCAGCTTATGATATGGGAGAGTCTATGTGTAGAGTCTCATTCCAAGATGATGTAGTAAATAGGCTAAGAACTGCTACAGGAAGTGTAGGCTCTTTAGCTATATTTGTAGGATGTGAAGTTAGTATCTCAATAGCTAAAACTTCTAATATTATTAATGAGTATCAAAATAGAATACTTGATAATGGATACATAGGAGGAACTTTGACTATTTATGATGATACTAATAAAGAATTTGTAATTAATGATATTTCTTTAAATCAAAGAGAGCTACCTTCAATGAATGGAACAGAGCCTGCAGTTGAGTATATTATTCAAGGTAATCTTGAAGTTAATAAAAAAGCTTTAACTGGCTTTTAATAAAACTTTAATTTTACTAAGAATATAATTTTATTAAAAAAAAAGGAGAAAAATATGGAAACACAAAGAAAATTTGTAAGTAAAATTGATAGTGTAGTAAGTGCAAATACTAATAGAATATTTAATTCTGCTCAGTATATTTATGATAATGCTAACTATCTTTTAAATATTTTTAAAGCACCTGCTTATAAAAATAAAGTTTTAGATGCTAAGTTTTCTTATGATAAGTTTATAAATAACCTTAATATTATTATTAGAGAGTCAGATGAGATTATGTTTAGAGCAGATGTAGGATTTAATGGATTTGATAGAAATAATAATTTTCCTATAAATGATAGTGAAGCTTTAAAAGGCTTAGAAAAAGAAAAGAAAAGATTAGAAACTATGAAAAATAATATAAGTGAGGGAAATTTTTTAGATATAATCGATCTTTACAAATCAGATAGAATAAATAAAACAGTAAAAGAAATTAAGAATAATATTAAAGACCTAAATACTTATTTCACTCAGTGTATTAATGTAGTTAAAAGAAATGCTGCATCAAAAAGAAAATAGCATCTACTAATTATCTTAAATCTTAGTTTTGATATAATTTTAATATCAAAACTGATTTAGGAGTAATATATGGACCTCACTCAAAATCCTCATAATGTTGATAGAAGAGTTTTTATAAAAAGAACAATTTTTAATGATAAAGCTATTATAGGTGAACTTCAAATTTTAGATCGAAATGATAGTGTAATTTTCTCTTGTTATACTTTAGAAAATAATAAAGTAGGTAAAGAAGCTAATCAAGATTTGTCTATTCCTGAAGGCTTATACTTATGTGCTTGGCATGAAGATAGCAAATACACTAAAACTTTACAAGACTTAGTTAAAGATAATACTATATATCCTTTAAATTTATTTAATGATGATGTGCCAGTAGATAGACGAATTTTAATTCACTGGGGTAATAAAGAAGAGGATACTTTAGGATGTATTTTACTAGGTAAATCAATAGGAGAAAATCAAACCACTGTCCTACAATCTAAGCAAGCTTGTAAAGAATTTTATAAAGCTATAGGTGAATATAGTGACTTAGATATTAATGTATTTATTTATAGTGAGAAATAAATATGGCAGGATTAACTAATACAGGCTATATTAAAAGAACTCCTGAAGAGATACAAAGTGATATAGTAAATTTAATTAAAGAAACTTCACCTAACTTTGTAAAACAACCTGCTGATGTGCAAGCTAATTTAATTGATACATCAGTAGCAGTAATTTCACAATTTGAAAACTTAGTTGAAACTTTATTTAATAGCTATTCAATGAGTGGCAGTGATGAGATGCTATTTAGAATGCAAGCAGAGGAGTTAGGTTTAAGACAAAAGTCAGAATTTAAAAGTCAAGTAACACTAGAATTTACAGGCTTACCAGGTGATATTATTCCTCAAGGGACTGTAGTATCAGACTCTACAGGTGCTTATAAATTTGAAACTGTAGATACTATTATCTTAGGAGAATTAAAGACAGGGACAGTCTTAGCTTTAAGTGATTATGAAGGAACTTTGCCTGCTAATAAAATTAATACTTTAGTTAGTGTTATCTCTTCAGGTATTACAGTAAATAATCCTCAAGCTTCTCTTCCTAGAATAGACGAAGAGTCTTTTGAAGAGTTTAAAGCTAGAAGCCAAGCAAGGCTTAGAAGTCCTAGACTTGGTGGAAGACTTTATGCTGAAACTCTTATAAAAAGTATTGATGGAGTTAATCCTAGATTAGTATCTTTTAATTGTGTAGACTATACAGAAAAAGATGAAGAGTCTTCTACTCCAGGAGCTGATGTATTTTTTAGATTGACTGGAATAGAAGCTATAGTAGGTGGTGGAGATGAACTTCAAATAGCTTTAGCTTTGTATAAGTCTTTTTTTGAAACTCAAAAATTAAGAAGTAGTCCATCAGATAAAGATGCTACTAGGACTATTACTAGAGACTTATATTTATTTAATAATACTTTTTCAGTAACTTTTACTAGACCTAAGCTTTTACAGCTTAATTTAAGACTTTTAATTACTTTTACAGGTAAGTTAGCTTCAGCTGAAAGTGTTAAATTGGCTACTCAAGATGATATTACTAATTATGTAAATACACTTCAAGTAGGTAAAAATATAGGTATGTATAAGCTTATTGAAATAATTCAAACAGGCTTAATGAATATTGATATGCCTACATCAACTTATAAATTTGTTAAATTTCAATATTGTATTGGTGAATATCCTGATACACCTCCAGGAAGTGAAGAGTCTACTATTCCTTGGAAGGATTTTAATGAAGATGCACAAATTACAGAGCTTTTAGGAGATTGCTACTGTGAGTTAGTAAGATATGAGGTAAAACTAAATGCAAATAAATGAAGTAGAAGTAAATACTAATATTTTTACTATAGAAGCTATTAAGCCTTATTTATATGAGCAATATAAAAATGTTGAAGGCTTAGAAGGCTTAGTAGAAGCTTTAGCTAACTATATTCAAGATAATTATTTTTCTAAAATACAAGAAATGTGGTCTTGTAGAGATATAGCTAGAAGCTTAAGTCCATATTTAACTTTTTATTCTAGATATTACTTAGGAATAATAAGACCAATACAAGTAGACTCAGGCGATATGGATACAGAGATTGATACAGATACAGTAAAAAATCTTTATGATACAGCAGTCAAATATGATATGCGTTTTATTTATGATGACTTCTATCAATCTAAACCATTTATTACTGCTGCACAATTTATTACATTCTTAAGGTTTATTTATGACTATTCAAGACTTACCTGGACTCATGATTATATTATTTCTTATGCATCTAAAATGACTGGAGTAGAACCTATTGATATAAAAATTAAGTTTTTCCCACATAAAGTAGTTTATTATCTCTTAGGAACTACTAGAAGTAGAGATTTTATAGCGGCACACAATAATGATGAGTATCAAATGTGTATGCCTGCTTGTAAATGCTATGAGTTTGCTTTAGGTGACCATGAGAGAAGTAGTGACAATCTTAACTCTATGATGTTAGGTTATTTAAGACCTGATGCCTGGACTAAGATCGATCCTAATGCTCCACCACCAGAATTCCCTGACAATGAGGACGAAATTGAAAAATAATATAAGAACACTATTAAAAGGTCTTAATGAGTCTATAGCTGATAATTCTACTCAAAGTTTACCTATAACTTTAGCTAAAGTAACTAGCATCAATCAAAATGGCACTGTTATTAGTGCTACTTTGTATATTCAAAACTTAGGTTTAGCTCCTTACACAGAAATACCTCTAATTAAAAATAAATATGTAAATACTCCTATTCAAGTAGGAGATACTGTATTACTTTTAACTCTAAGCCACTTATTAGAAACTCTTTTAGAAACTCAAACTATAACAGATGTTGTTTATTTAAATAGCTATGTAGCTATACCTTTTTCTTTAACTGCTGATTTAGCTACTATAACAAATAATTTTATGCTAAAAAATCCTGAAGAGACTATTACAGGTGAAATAACAGCTAATGCTGCATCACTAATAGGCTCTACGAGTGATTTAGAGCTAGATTTTAACGCAATTAACATCAAGGGTAATAGTATTAGACTAGGCAATGACTCCGAGACCATAAAAACACTCTTAGAAGAGCTTATTGATATATTATTAAGTAGTAATACAGAAATAGGAGGAGGTGGAGATGCTCCTCACACTCATAAAACTATTGATAGCGGATCAAGTGTAGAACTTAATAATTTAAAAAACAAAATTGTAAGTATATTTACTTAAATCCTTGTAAAATAAATTCCTGCAGCAGGTCCTGATGGAACTAATTTATAAGGAAATATAATTTTTGCTAAATTATTACTATTTTGTGGTGCTACAGTAAATGGAATTGTAAAGCTATAATAAGCATTAGAGAAAAATTGATTTAAATATGTGCCTCCACCTGTTATACATAAAAGACCAGATCTTTCTTTAGCACCATTGAATGTAGCTGTCCCAAAGTTAGTAGCTCCAGTAAGAGTCAAATAAAAATTATTAAATTCATTATTAGCTCCACCAAAGTTAAGATTATATGTGCCTTTTACATTACCTAAGTTTTTCCATGTATCAGCAGTTTTTGTTTCAATTAAAGTCTCCATTCTGCTCTCCCAAGCATTACAAAGACTCCAATAAGTTGTATTAACTCTACTAGAAGCTACATTTGTAAAAACACTAACTCCATTTTGAGTAGTTACTCTACTTCCAGTATAAGGCATTTGATTAGTATTATCTTTAACACATCTAAACCACTGGCACTCAAATCCATTAGGTTTTAAAGTATTAACAATAATACAAACAATATTTCCTACACTGTAATTAAAGCCTTTTTGCCAATAGCCTCCACTTGCTTGAGCCCATCTCATAGCTTCACTTAGAGTCTTCATAGCTGAGTTAAGCTGATTTGAAACAATTAAAGATTGAAATTCAATACCTTTTTGTCTCATATCATCAGTCTGAGTCTGAACATTAGGAGTATTTTCAGCCCAGACTGTATTTATAGGAGTTTCTACAGAAGCTTTAGCCATTTTAACTCCTTAAAGAGCAGTTACTGTGTTAATACCAGCAGTATAGCAAGCACCTGAAGAGACTAAAAAATCACTATTATTAACTATTTGAGCACCATAGAAATTAATTAAATATCTATAGGTTACTAAAAAGCCTCCATCCATAGCTTGCACTTCTCCATAAATTGATTTATTAAGTCCATCATAATAAAACTTAAAAACATCACTTAAGAAGTCAAAAGACTCTTCTAAGCCATCTTCATTTTTAATATACATAGCACTTAAAGGTAAATGATTTGGTTGAAACTTCCAATCTACTCTATCTAAAACCCATTTTTTAGGATCAGTAGTCAACTCTCCTTTTTCATTAATTTTTTGTTTAGTAATTCTTACCTCATCTGCTTTAATTAATAAAGGTGTAATTTGAGTCCAATCAAGTTGTTGATGTTGAGTAGTTAATGCCATAATAGCTCCTTTTTTGTATATTATAACATTTTACTCACTACAGTTTTTAATAATCACTTCTAATTGGTCTTTATAAATTAAAGTATCTTCTAAATACTTCCATACATCTTCAGAATACTCAGGCTTTTTTGGAACACTAGTAACACATTTAACTGGTATAGGCTTCTCAATATATTTATAAACTACATTAGAAGAGGCACAGCCATTAAAAGAAGTTAAAATCAATAAAGCTAATAAACCTACTAAGATTATAGTAATATAGTCTACTTTATAGCACATTATTACTCCTTTTTAGATACTCCATTAATTTCTTTTCACACTCTAAAGATTTATTAATTTCACTATATTTTTTAGTATTTTCTTGAGTAACTTTTAATAACTCTTGATTTATTTTATCTCTATTAGCTTCTAGCTCTTTTACTTTTTTAGCTATATCACTATATGCATCTTCTACTTTAGATTTTTCAGATATTAAAAAAGCTTTTTCAGCTTCTAAAATTTCTATTTTTTGCTCTTTAATATAAAGAGTTATTCCTAATAATACAATAGCTCCTAAAAATCCTATAAAAAAGTATTTATTCATAGTTTACCTCTTACAATATCTAAAGTAATTCTAACACTCTCATTTTGTGGAAGAGTAAAGATAATAGAAGCTTTTATAGTTTCAGTAAGCTCATCATAGTCTATAGCTTCTATAGAAGTAGCTTCAAACTCTCCTGAATATTTGTTTAAAACTGTAGTCAATTCATTTTGTAAGAATTTTTGTTTATTAAATACACTAAAATAATCTACACCAGCTTCAGAGTCCATAGGATTTTCACCCTTCCATAGTTGAAGCTCTTCTAAGCACCTATGAAGGCCTTCATATTTATTACTTTGTAAGTTTACTAATTTATTCATATCTACTAAATCAACTATTATCATTTAAACTCCTATTTGTCTTACACATAGCATATTAGTAGCCCAAGCCATAGCATCAATATTTCTGCTATCGCCTATGTGATGGACTTCTTTTGTTAAAAATACACCTTGCATAATTAAAAAGCCAGTATCTCCAAGAGCTCTTTGAATTAAGCCACCTTCAGAAATAATAGAGCCTGTAGCTAAAGGAATGTCAGGAGGTAGCATAACATATTGACCTAGCTGATATTTGCCATCTAAGGCTACTTGTAAGCTTATAGTTTCATGGTTTTCATATACTGGCTGAGATAATAAAGAAGTTTTAGAAATCATAGCTACTCCAGCTAGTGTAGTCCTTGTTAAAACTTCTAAAGTAGTAATAGTTAAGTTTTCTCCATTTTGACTTAAAACTAAACCAAAACTTTTTAAAAATTTTGAAAAGTATCTAAGACCACTAATATAGTTTTTAGGAGGTCTTATAGGCAGATCTTGTTTTTGCTTAGAAGTTATACTTAAAGTAGACGGATCTATAGTAATTGTTGTAGGCTTTCTCATTTCAATTAAATACTTAGAAATAATTAAGCCTACTGCTTGTGATATAGGCTGTCCTGCTTTAATTGAAGCTACATAATACATACTATCTACAGGATAATCTAAGCTTGGAAGAGTCCTTCCTAAGAAGTGGACTACAGTTTCTTTACCTTCCCAAGCAGTTAATACATCATCAACTAAGCCCATAAATAAAATATCATTTAAAGGCATATCAAAATTAAGTCTTCTAGCTAAGCCTACATTTTTAATACCTGCTTGTAAAATCATAGGTGTATTTTTAAATTGCTTAGCTAATGTAAAAAAGCTAGAGCTTACATTATATAAGCTTATAATTGTAGGTCTACTATATTCTACATCATCAGTTGAAGTAATATCAAATACAATTCTTACTTCATTAGGGTTAGAAGAGCTTAATTCAAAAAGTTGTCCACCTACTACAAATCTATAGTATCTCATTTTAGTCCATTAGTTTTAAGATACTCAGTATAACTAAAATAATCAGCTTCTAATAAGTTATACCATTCTTTACCAAGCTTATAGAATTCAAAGGTTGATGTATTAGGCTTATAAAATAAGCCATAGCCATTTAATTCTTTACATAAAAGTAAGTTAACTGGCCATTCTCTAATATAAGTATTGTGTTGAATTATCTCTCCTGCTTGATTTTTAACTACTAAATATAGCCAATTACAAGCATAGTTAAAATAAACTTCAGCTAAATAAAAACTACTTTCTACTTGAAGTGTTAAAATAAAAGGTCCTTTAGCTAAGTCAGGTAATTTATTTTTTAAAGTAGTGCCACCAGGATTAAAAGTAAAGTTAAAAGTTGAGATCAGCTGATTATTTTTCATACAAGTCCTTTCGTCAACTTAGATAAGCCTGTATCTACTATTTTATCTATTATTCCTGTAGAGACTGCTACTTTTCTAAATAAGAATTCAAATCCACATCCACCTACAGCATTATTATCATTTGGCATAATTCCATTAAGTCCTTCTAATACTAAATTATTAAAAGTGCCCCACATAGTAAGTAAAGTAAAAGTGCCTCCATTATTACAATAAGTCTCTAAAGTTTTATAAAGAATTTCATTAGTAGCTATATTTAAAATTACTGGATTAGATGCAGTTATTTGTCTGTAAGCAACTACTCTAAATTGAGTATTTTCTCTTAAGTAAGAATTAATAATAAGGCTTTTATTTAAATAAGGATACTCACTATAAGAGTATTTTAGTAATTCTACAGTTGAAGGAGTTTCATACACAAAGCCTACTAAAGGAAGTGGAATACTAGGTGCTGAAGCTAAACCTCCTATAAATGAGCCTCCTATTAAACTAATAGCATCATCTAAAAGTAAGGCATTATGTCTATACACCATATCTAAAAGGCCTTTAGTTACATTATCAGAAGATAAAGTAGGTATAAAATTTCCAGTTATTGCCATATTTTACCTTTGTGTTAAGCTTACAATAGGATTTAAGCCTTTATTAACTATATCTTGAATTTGTGCCTCTCCTATATTTCTACCATTTGAGTCTTTAAGAATAATATTAATATTTAAAGTCTTAGCATACTCTCTTAACTCTACACCTTCTTTAGTAAGAGACTTAAAGTATTCAGATGAGATATAGCCTTTAGAAGCAGCTATTTGCCTTCTTATAGCTTTATCATCTTCATATTGTTTTATTACACCTTCATTTTTAGCATTAAGATTTTTTCCTATTTTTTGTTGCTCACTCCAAGTAGTAGAAGCAAAAGCAGCAAGACCAGCAGTGAAACCTTCTTCTTTAGTAGTTTTATTAGCATTTTGAATAGCTTTAGAAAAGCCTTCAGCATTTTGAGCCATAAAGCTTCCAAATGTAGACTCACTAATAGCTTCAATCAAAGATTTAATTAAATTAACAAAGAATTCTGCTATCTCAGTCAATAAGTTAAATGCTGCTTTTAAACCTTGAGACTCCTTAGCCCATTGAATAGAATTTTTAAGAAATTCAGTTACAGGACCCATGACTTTATTTATAGAAGGAAGTAATTCACTTGATAAAGTTAAAGTAAGAACTTTAAGTTTGCTCATAAAGCTATTTAAGTGAGTTTCACCTTCAATTAAAGGCTTAGTATTTACACCGGAGTATTCACTTTTTCTTTGGTAGTAAAGATTTTTATATCTATCCATTTGGCCATTAAGAGTAAGAGAAGCAAAGTCGCCTACATTAGTGCCTAGAGTCTGACTTAAGCCTTCTCCATAAATAGCACCAAAGTTTTGAATTCCCATAGCTCTATCACCACCTGCTTCATCAATTAACTGTCTTAATCTTTTTTCATATCTACTAGCTATTTCAAAATAAGAAGCATCAGCTCCTTTTTTATACAATTCACTAGCCTCGGTTTGAGTTATTCCTAAAGCAGCTAAAGGACCTTTAGTATCATAAGAACTAACTGCATCTCTAGCTGAAGCAAAATCAGGACTTATTCCCATTAAATCGTCTATAGTTTCTTTAGCTCTTGCTCCTGCCCATCCTATATTTAATGCACTACCTTGTGAAGACTCTCTAGTAGTGCCTGCAGCTGAAAATAAAGCAGCTCCTACAGTGCCTACAATAACATTTCTTAAAGTGCCAAATCTTGCTACTAATTTTCCTAAACTACTAAAAGCACCTGAAATAGAGTTTTTAAGAGTCTCCATTGAGCTAGTGAGCTTATTAGCACCTTTAGTAGCCTCATCAAAAGAATTAGTAGTTTCTCTACCTAAGTCAATAGAGTCTTCTTTAATATCTTCTATTTTTGAAGAGAGCTCATCTAAATCACTTATAGCACCTTTAATATCACTATAATCAACTTTTATTTTTCTTATTGCTTCCATTTAAAAATTATAACTTACTTTGTCTCTTAAAGTAAGCCTTTATAGTGATTTTATCTTTTTTAGCTATCTCTTTAATTTTCAAAGAATTTTTCTCATGTAGCTCTTCAGCTATTTTATAAAGCTTTTCTAATAATTGCTTTTCTTTAGAAGTAAACTCAGGAGAGTCGTAAAGTAAGTTAATAGCTTGTTTACTCATCTTTTTATAGTAATCACTAAACTTCCAATTATTAATTTTGTTAAAAGATGATATAGACTTTATACATTTTTCTAGCTCTTCAGTATACTCATCTTTAGCAGTTAAAATTTCTTTTAAAAGTTTTAGCTCTAAATTGTTATCTTTTGAGTTAGGTGCAAGTAGTCTTACTATTTCTAATGAAATAATTTTTAAAATTTTAGTTTTCTTAGTCAAATTTTAACTCCTTATAAAAATAAATTAAATTATATCATTAGTTTAATTAAGATTTTATTAATAGAGAAAATTTAGCTCTAATCCTAAGTCTTTTAAAATTTTAAAATTTTCAAAATACATTTCATTTAAAATAGAAGAGATTAAATTTTCTCCATAGATGCTTTGCTTCTCTTCTTTTCTTGAGTTTTTTGCCCTTGCATAGGTTTCTTGTGTAAACCTTTCCACTCCGATAATGCTAATGAGGTAATAAATAGCCCTAGAACGCTCTTCCTCTCTTGTCCTCGAATATAGCGAAATAGGGCACATATAAAAAGTATAAAGCCTTTTAATTCATTTTTTATATTTTCTAAGTTTAAACCTAAGCTCTTTAGTTTCTCTTGGTCTTCTAGATATTTATAAAATTCATTAGTATTATAGCAGTAAATTTCAGCAGTTAGTAAAGTCCTCTCTACAAAAGCTTCAAATTTTTTAAGCTCTTCTAAAAAAGTTAATTCTCCTAAGCTTTTTCTTAAGTAGTTTTCCCAATCTATAACAAATACATCAGGATTTACTTTCTCATCTTTGATTAATTCATAGGTTTTTCCTAAAAAAATACTTAAAGCATCAAATTGTCTTCTATTAATATTAGGTAAGTAAAAATCAAGTTTTATTTGAGTATCACCTAAGTAATCTATAGGTGATAGCTGAATAATAAAGTTTAAGTTATTATCTACTAATTTTGTGTCCATTTATAGTCTCCTTTTATTATAGGATATATAAGATTAAATAAAGCTTTATTTAAATCTGTCTCTTCATTTATTTCTATAGGTAAAGCTTTAAGAACATAAGAAGAGATAAAAGCTTTATCCTCATCACTTACTAAACAATCAGAAATAGATAAGCTAATATTGTCTTTTACTATTTTTTCATAGTCTTTAATATTTTCTAAAAAATTACCTTTAAAGCTTTCAGTAGTTTCTACTCTATCTAAAATACCATCAAAAGATAAGTCAATACCTAATAAGCTTAAGCCATATTTTACTATCTCTTTTCTTTTAGTTAAAAGCTCTTCTTTATTTTTATCAAAAATAATTTGAATATCTAAATTAGCTAAAGTCTCATAGAATGTTTCAATTATAGATTTTTCTATATTTTTATATAAAGTGTAAGTGTGAATTAATCCATTTTGTTGATACACTTCTTTAAAAACTGAAGCTAAAAATACTCTAGTAGCAAACTCTTCTTTACTCATTTTTTATCCTTTTCTTTAAATTTGTAAAAGAATTATAAGCTAAGTTTATTTAAAGTTTTATTAAGCTATTAGATTTTCTCTAAAAATTCTTTCACTTCTTCTAAGCTATATACAACTTTAACTAAGCCACCTGAAGTCTCTATACATTGCATTTGGTGCTCTTGTAAGTGAGAAACTTTTCCTTCTTTTCTTTTTACTTCTAAAAAAATAGGCTTATTTTTATATAAGCAAAATAGATCAGGTATACCATTTTTATTAGCTGCTATTATTTTAAAGTTAAAAATTCCTTCTTTGTTTAAATACTTAATTATTTTACTTTGTATATCTTTTTCAAGCATTTTCTTCCTTACTAAATGATTTTAAATTAAAATTTTTCTTTTTAGAAACAACTTCATAAATATTTTTATCTATTCCATCTTTTAACAAAGGGATAATTACTTTTGTAGGCTTATCTTTAGTTAAATTGACTATTCTATCTCTAAGTTGTATAAATTTACTTCCTGAATAGCCAAATGAATATAGGATAAAGTTATCATAATGAGATAAGTCTATTCCTTCACAATATTTAGTGCTAGATAAAATAGTGCAATCTTTAAATATTTTAGAAAGCTCTTCTTGCTCTTCTATAAAGTAAGCCATAATAGCTGTTTTACCTTTAGCCTTAGAAATATACTTCTTAAGCCATAAAAGCTTTTCTTGGCTATATAGAGTGCCTCTAAACCAGCCTCCACATAATTGATGTAAACATTGATTTACTGATGAAGCTGTTTCTAGTATATTTTTATCCAATACACATTGTATTCTTACTTTTTTCTCTAACTCTTTATACTTAGACTCAATTAAAAATACCTCATCATAATTTTGATAAGTAAAACCTGCATCTTTATAAGTTAATTTAACTATATATGGCTTTAAAAGCTTCTCTATTTCAATTATTTTACACTTAGAGTAAGTTTCAATCATTCTACCTGCTAAATATTTTTTATGTGATATTCCATAAGTATTAAAAAATGAATAAGGAGTTTTAAAATCTTTAAATGGGCTATAAGAAGATATACTAAATTGGCTATAAGCTTTTAAATATCCTTCTACAAATGGTGTGCCACTTAAAAATAGTATTGGCTTATTAACACAAAAAGCTTTAAAGTCTTTTATTCTTTGGCTAGGTTTTGGAAATGCACTAAAGTTATGAGCCTCATCAATTATTACTAAACTATAATCATCTTTTTTAAGCTTAACTATTTTTTCATAATTAACCACTTCAAAGGTATAAATATCATTATATTTAATCCAGCCTTCTATAGCATTTTTTCTAGTAAAAACAATAATTTTCTTAGGCTTAGAAAAAAGATTATTTAATTGAGTAGCAGCTTCTAAAGCAGTAAGAGTTTTTCCTACTCTAGGTGGCCCAAATAAATAGGCACAACCTTTAGTTTTACAAATTTTTATTAAACTCTTACTAGCTTCTATTTGGTGAGGATATAACATTACTTATCTTCTTCTTTAACAAAGTTTCCTTCAGGTGTTAAATATCCTTTTCGATCTTTAATCTCTTCATAAGCTTCACTTAAGCACTTTACATGGTCTATTTTTGTATTGTCTAAGAAATTAATTAAATTCCAAAACATATCAATAGGATTTATTTTATTCCTAATTCCATTTTTAATTAGATATTCAATAAGCCTTACAAAGTCTCCGCTAAACTCATAAAATACTGTAGCATCAGTTAAATTAGGTTTTCTTAAGGCATCTATTAACTCATCAGCAGTCAGATCTCTATTTGCTTTTTTAGTTAAATCTACTCCTACTAAGTTAAGTAGGACCACTTGCATATCACCTAAAGCATCTTCAATTTTTTTATCATTGTCTTCTTTATCAGCTATTAAGTATTCAAGAAACTCTTCAGAAAGCTTTACTAATTGAACTGGAACTGAAGAGTATTTATATAAATTTCTATCAATACCCCATTGAAAAGTCTTTTTAATTAATTCAAAATCTACTAACATAGTTATCTCCTTTTATTTTAATAGCATTTCAACATAATGTAAATCTAAAATTTTAGTAATACTAAATTGACTTAAGTCTAAGTTTTTATCAGTTTTTCTTAAGTTTAAAGCTTTTACTAAATTTACATCAAATACATTTTCATAAAGCTTAATATCAATTCCTGGAACTTCATCGATTGATAAAGTAAAGTAATTAATAAAATCACTAATACAATCTTTATAAGCTTCACCACTAGCTCTAATAGATCTAGCTGCTTTTAAAGCTAACATATTTTCTATAAAATCACAAGTTGACTCATTAAAGTCTCCACTATAAGTAAAGTTTTTATCTACTATACTAACTTGAATACTAGGCTTAATTTTATAGATATTTACTAGGTTGCTTATAAAGCTTCCATACTCATTTTTTCTTTGAATTAAAATTGAGTCTAGCTCTTTTTTATCTACCATTTTTATCCTTTATATTGAATTTGTAAGAAAATTATAGTATAAGTTTCTTTAAAGTTTTATTAAACTAATTAAAGTTTCCTAAATTTACACTCTTCAAAATAAGCACAATATTTAGAGCTACACAACATACTTGTAGGGTTTCCTCTAAATAAAGACTCATCTCCTGTCTTTAGAAAATTATTACAAGTTTTTGCTATTACTTCTAAGTAAAATTTACTCTTTTCTATAATGTTATCCATAGTAAATAAAGTATGGTCTAAGATTGATTGAGAGTCTATAAACTCTTTATCTTTAGATAAAACTCTATGAATAATTAAATTATTTACTTTTTCATTATTTTTACTTCTTAGATAAGCATATATTCCTTGTTGAACTATGTATTTTGTAGGATTATTAAGCTTATTCATTGTTTTTATATCAATAATATAGTCTTCTCCTACTATATCTAAAGTGCCCTGGACTGTAACTGGCATAGTTTTAGCTTCTATTTTATAAGTTTTTTCTACTGCTATAGGAAGCTTTTCATTATTTAAAGCTCTTGCATTAATTATATAGTTTTTACTAGTATCCATAAGTTTTTTCTCTAATGGATTTAATTGGGCTATACTTACAAAGTCTTCAGGAGTGTCTTCTTTACACTTTTCTCTTAAAGTCTCAACTACTAAATCTTCATAAGCTGAGTTATATTTTTTCCATTCTTTATCTTTTATACACTCTGAGTAATATACTTCTCCTGCTTTATGTAAAGATGTACCAAAATGAGCAGCTAAACCTACTCTTCTTATAGGCTTATAAATAGTGTCTCTATACCATCTATATGAGCAATCAAAGAAGTTATTAACTCCACTAGGCCTAATTAATATGTTTTCCATTATAAGTTTCTCCTATTTTTACTTCTACTGAAAGCCTTAAAGAATTTTCTTTACAATTTCTTATTGTCCTTGCATAGCCTTCATTCATACAATAAGCTAAAGTTTCTTTAAGCTCTTCAGCTTCTTTTAAAGATTGAGCTACTATTGAAATACTGTCGTGGACTGTAGCTGTAACTGTAATTCCTCTAGATTGTAAAAGTAATAAAGAAAGCTTAGTGCATTCAGCTCCTGTGCCCTGAACTTGAAAGTTTAAAGCTTCAGTAGGGCTATTAGCTCTTAATTGTCTACCACTAGCAGTTTTAACTAATCTATAAGTATTATGCTTAAAATAGCTAAATTGCTCTTGCTGAACTTCAGCTATATCTGAATAAACTTGTAGCCATTTTTGTCTTAATTCTGTAGCATTTTTAGCTGCTTCATAATTTTTAGTATTTATAAAAATTTCAGCAAATCTTTTAGCACCTGCTCCATACATTAAGCTAAAATTACATCCTTTAGCTATTTGTCTTTTATCATCAGTAACTTCTGACTCAGGTATATTAAACATACTAGAAGCAGTCCTTCTATGTAAGTCAGCTTTTTCTAATAAAGCTTTAACTTGAAATCTATCAGCCCATATAGCTGCTGCACACCATATCTCAAGTGCAGGATAATCACAGTAGACAAAATACTCATCTTTATGACTTACACTATAAGCAGCAGCAAGTTTTCCTGGAATTTGCTGTAAATTTACATAATTTGGCTCTAATTCATTAGTGCCTTTAGATGTAAATCTACCAGTTTTAGCTCCATTAGGATTAAAGATTGAATAAGCAAATTGATAATTTACTAAATTCTCTAAAAATGCTAAATTTTTAAAAGCTTGTCTTTTCTCAATTATAGCATCAGCTTCAGGAGTATTTAGTTGTTGTAAAAACTCAAATGAAGAGTTATCTACATTTAAATATTCTCTCACTTGTTTAAATGAATTTACATTTAAATCAGGTGGTAGAATTGACTTCTCTATTACTCTTTTACTTTCTCTTATTAATTTAAGCATATTTTGTCTATTTAAAGGAAGACCTCTGTGACTATAAATACAAGAATATGCTAAACTTTTAATATCCAATTTATAAGGATAACTGTTTAGAAGCTCATTCGTAGCTATTAAATCAAATAATTGCTTTACGATAAGTGTATCGTTAGCTGCATATTCTTTTTGCTCTTCTGTAAGTGCGTAATTACTCCAATCTGATGAGCCTTCTTCTGTTTTTTCTTGTAAATTAAAATATTCACTAAGAGATTTTAAGCTAAAGCTTTCTAAGTCAGGTAAAGACAATCTAGCCATTAAAAGAGTATCATCTATTTTTCTAGGAAGCCATCTTCTAAAATCTACACAATTTAAGTCGTAATGAATATTATGTCCTACTAAATGAAAGTCTTTTAAAAAATGCTTAATCTCTTCAATATTACAGTAAAAACAATCATACTCATATGCTACATTATCTTGTCTTACCTGAACTAAACGAGTTTTTCCATAAAAACCTAGAGTTTCTGTGTCAAAAAAGAGAGGCTTAGTTTTATCTAAGCCATCAGTTATAAATACTTTAGAATACATCTTCCTCACCATCTAATTTTAAATATTTAAAACTTTTCATTTCCTCATAGAAAAATGTCTTTTTAAAATCAAAAGAGTTAAATTTAAGATTATCATAAAGTGGTTTTAAACTTGCAGGAATACACATTTTATTTTTAAATCTTCCTGAGTCTCCAATTAAAGTAGCAAAGCTTTTAAATGTTTTCTCTTTACCACCTAAACACTCAGTAGTTTGAAGGATTGATAAATATACTTCAAAAGTTAAACCATCAATTTTACCACTCTGAACATCACTATTAAGAACTTTAATAAACTCTGTAAGATACAATCTCATAACTAAGTTTGCTTCAGCAGCTGCTGATGTATTACATAGTCTTAAAAGTGCTATATTTCTTAGTTGGCTTACTGTAGTATTCCATACAATATCACCACATTCTACACATTGAGGAAATACATATCTAGCATCTTGAGGTGGAATTCCTTTTTCTACTAGTTTGTTGTATAAATCTACACTTAAATTTACTAGTTTTTCAAACTCTTCTTCGTGCCCTTTAAGATTTTTTAATCTTACAAATGGAGTAAACTCTGGCTGTTGTGTTTCTTGACTTGAAACATTAAATGTAGCACTTCTCTGACGTGTTATATGAGCCATTCCTACTCTACTCATTCCTTTTACTCTTAGCTGAATAGTGCTCAATTCTATAATATTAGGGTTTAGTGCTCTATCAAGAACACTATTAACTAGACTTTTAACCATTAAGTTATCTGGATCGTATTTTAAATCATCAAATTCATGCCAAGTAGTTTTTACTGTGTTATAAATATTCTTAGCTAAATCTCTATTATAGTCAAGTATTTCTACACTTAAATTTTCAAATCCATCTAAAATTTTAGGCTTTGTAGTAAAGCTTTCTCTCATTTTAACTCCTTAAATTTTCTTAAATATTTCTTAAAGCCTATAAAACCTGCTTCACTTAATTCTTTATCTTCATTCATATCTCCAAAGAACTTCACACATAAGAGATCTGCAGCTTTACTTAAAGCTTCAAGTTTTTTATTTTTTCTTGAGTAATTAAAGTAATTTTCAAATAATGTATGTATAGGCTCTTCTATTTTCTCTAATTCTTTACTTAGAGCTTCAGTCTTACACATAGCATTAATATCTCCAGTTACTAATTCTCCAATATCATGAAAAAGAGTAAGCTTAATAAGCTGAAGCTCTTCTTTTTCACTTAACTTATACTTTTTAGCTAGTCTTATAGCTATAACAGTAGCCATAAAAGAATGCTCAGTGTCGTTTTCACTAAAGAATTTAGCAGGTCTTACTGAATATCTTTTAATATTCTTAAATTCCCAAAACATCTTTTTTGATATTTTGTTAAAAAACATCTAAATCCTCCATTCTTTTCTTTTGTATAGCTTCATAAGGCCATTGTAAAGCTTCTTCTAAGTCTTCAATAGAAGTAGAAGCTACACCACTATGAGCAAGCATAATATTAAAATTACCTTTTTCTGTAGTTTCATACAAATAATAAATAGGTTTTTTAAGACTAAAAGCAAATCCTGCTTCAAAGAGTGTGCCTGTATCTTTATCATTTGTAATTACTATAACTTTAGTAGCTTTTTTAATCTTTTTAATATTTAATTCAAATGTAGGAAGTCCTTTAGTTGACTTATCTTTTTCAAAGAGTAGATTGCTCTCTTTTCTAGGGCTAAAATAATCTAAATGTAAGCTCTCTAAAAGAAACTCTACTTTTTCTACTCTTTTAATTTGCTCTTCATTAAAAAACGGTGCTGCTATATAAATCATCTAAGTCCTCCATTCCTTCTCTTATACTTAGTCTTGTGTCTCTTGAAGATAAAAACTTGCTTAGTCTTATCTCGCTTTGTAGCCACTTTAAAAAGTGTTTTAAACTTTTAAACTCATTGATTAAGTCAAAGAGCTCTTGAGGCTCTTTTCTATAGTATTTCTTAACTAAGTCTTCAATATTTCTATCTTGTTTAACTAAGTTTAATACTATATTTAGCCTTTTGTCTTTAACTACCTTAAAATAATTATTTTTTATTCCTGTATACATAACATAATAGCTCTGGAGAAAGCTCCAGTAGCTATCACCTTTATGTTGTGTAACTTTATCTGTAGCTATTTTTGCCATAGATTAATCTTTAGTTAAAGATGTCTTCATTATCATTAGAATTATGAGTAGCTTCTGACTCTTTTTCAAATGGACAATCTTCTGACTCATCTTCGTATGGATTATAGCCTTCTCCTGTATACTCTTCATATTCAATTAGCTGAACACTTCTAAGTCCTAGCATAACACCTTTTTTCTTTTTATACTCAATATAATAAGGCTCAACTACTAAATTGACTACAGCTCCATTTTTAATCATAGGAATTTCGTCGTTTTTAAGTCTCTGTGCTTTAATATTATAGACAGGCAATTCAAACTTAATAGTTTCTCCTTTTTTACTAGTAAACTCTGAATTAGCTTTAGCTGAAAACTGATGTTCTCCTTCCTCAGTCTTTTTATAACTTCCAATCCACTCTAAATCTTTTAATTCTGCTCTAGACTCTTCTGCACAGTTTTCAATTTCTTGCATTAAGTCTTTATAAGTATTTTCGTCTACTGTGAAAGTTACTCTAAATTTACCTGCTTCATCAGGTGTTTTAATAAAACTCCAATAAGCTTTTGCTTTTCTTACAATCATAATATCTCCTTTTAATCACTGTTTAATTTCGGTTTAATTAGAATTTAACTACTGTTTAATTCAAACTAGAACTTTAGAGATTTTCTATTTTAGGCTTTTACTAAATCTCTTCCAAATATAAAAGCCAGTGTTTTTATAAGTATAATTATAGTATAAGTTTATTTAAAGTTTTATTAAAGAGCTTTATCTTTTATATTTTTTAATATAGTTAAATACTTCTGCATTTTATCTCTATGTAAAACTGCATTATGGCTTAGTAAAACTTCACAGTTATTAATAGCTTCTAAAAGTGATGACTCATAAATACAGCTATTTCCAAATAATATAGAAGGTCTTTTCATATGTAAAGTCAATCTAAGAAACTAACTAGTGTTTGTAGACTCTACCATATTATTACAATAGGTTGGTATGTGTATAGTTTTTCCTTCTTCGGTATAATCAAAGTAATAAATATCTAAAAGCTTAGCTTTTCTTACATACTCTGTATACTCATCTAGTTTAGTATTTAATAAATCATAGTATTTTAGAATTTTTTCTAAATTATCTTTAAATTTATAGACTTTATTAAAGCTATAAATAAACTTTTCTTTGTCTTTTAAAGTAATAAAATTGTGAACACTAAAGAATTCTAAGCAAAATCTCTTTTTAGGCTCATGACTTACTACTAAATCATATAAATTTTGAAGTTGTGTTTTACTTAAATTAGGAAGAGCTGCAAAAGGTATTAGCTTGTCTTCTCCTTTTACATTTCTCCTTAAAATTATGTAATACTTTAAAAACTTAGGATTAAGAGTTTTAAAAAAGTAATTTTTTCTAATCGGATCATTTTTATCTAAGAAATACATTACTTTTCCTTTTTATCTGCTTTAGCATATTTTATATGCCAAGTATACATTTCTAAGTATGTAGAAAATTTACTAATAAATTTCATTATATTTTCTGAAGTAGCTACACTGTCTTTAAATACTTTAGCTTCAAACTCTTCAATACTATTAACTTTTTCAACTTTTTTAATACAACTTAAAGCAGATTTTTTAAAATCTTTAGCAGCTATTAAAATATTTTCTATTTCACCTAATGAAACTTCTAAATTAAATCTGACTTTTTCTAAGTCGTTTAAAATCTCCATTTTCTGTCCTTTTCTTTAAATTTGTAAGTAAATTATAGTATAAGTTTATTTAAAGTTTTATTAAGTGTTATAAATCTTACCAAAATATTTTAATCTAGTAGAACCACCTCTACTACCATCAGTAAACTTAAGACAAATTATAGTTAAAAGCTTAGATTTTTCTACTTTATTAGTAATTTTACCTATGCCTTTTATATTATTTAGAAGTTTAGAAAAATTACTAACTGTAGGATACCTTGTAAGTCCTATTGTCTTATTTTTATCATGAAAAATAATATGTTTATAAATATTCTGATTAAACTCTTCTTTAGGATAAAATGAAGTAAATTTTAAATAATAAAGAGTTGCTATAGTAGAAGCTACATCATAAAGTATATGACTCTTTTGATTTAATATTGACTCTAAGAGAGGAATATTTAAAGAGTCTCTATTAGGCACTAAAGCATCTAAAATATCTCTTATTTTATTGTAAGGAGATACTGGACTCTCTACAAGGTCTTCTAACTCTTCATTAGATACATCATCTTCTATTAACTCATTAAGTGGAAGATCTGGTAATTCACTATATTTTAGTGCATCTTTAAAATACTCATCATTTAAAAGTAAGAATTTTAAGATTGTGTAATAGTCGTTTTTTAACTGCCACTCTCTTCCATTAGGAAATAGATTGAGCTCACACTCATCTTCACCTAGTTTATAGTGTCTCTCAGCTATTGATACATAATAACGTGTGTTTGTGCCATCAGTAAATGGTTTTGAACGTGAGTTTGTGCCTCTAAATATAAACAAGTGATTACTAGTAGAATAAGCTTCTTTAAATTTTCTATGTATTCTTATTTTAGGGCTTTTAATTACACTTTGCATCTTATTACAAAATTTCTCAATATCAGGGTTTTGCCCATCTTCAGTAATTCCTACTAAGCATGATGCAAAGTCTTCATTAAACTGGCTCTCTATAATATCAGTTAGTGTAGGGTTTTTAGCTTCCATTGTAGGTTTTCTATACATAATAGAGTTTGATAGAATTACTTCCTCTTTTTTATGTAAACCATAAATTAAGTGGCTTAAGTAATTTAATAGGATTGAGTCTTTACCAGTTGAGCCTTGAACATCTATGATTGTTGCCATAGTTTGTAAGCCTCTTTTAGTAATTAAGAATGTCCTTAAATCATTTAAAAATTTTAGCCTTATAGTTTCATTAGGAAATAAGTTTTTACTCAAAATTTTAAAGAATGGAGTTGCTTCAAACTCTTCTTTAGTAATGTGATTATCAGGATTTGAAGGGTCCATTAAAATTTTTGAAATATCACTATTAAATAAGAAAAACGATGTATGAAGTGTCCATGTATTATCTTTTTTAGTAAATGCTCTTGGTGAGATAGTATAATCTGACTCATCTATCTCAAGTCTAGGTAAATTATCAATATTTATAACTTCTTTATCTCCATTTTTAGTAGAAACTACTTCTACATGCTGAGAGTATAAATCAGGATAGTTTCTACACTCTCTTAAAGCAGCCTCTTCATTTCTAATATATCTTACTTCTAAGAAGTTTGTAGTGCTTAAATCAACTAATAATATATCTTCACTTGCTGCTTTTGAATTTATATTATAGGCTAAAAATCTTTTACAATTATTAGGATTAAATTTCTGTGTATTTTCAAACTTCATTAAATTAAGAGTATTCTGTTTTTCATACATCTCATCAAGAGTATAGTAGTGTGTTTGAAATTTTCCTTTTTTTAAGATAGTCTTATAGAGCTCTTCAGCTTCTATAGCTTCACTCATAAAGAGTGGTGAATTATTTATAGTTTCTACAAATAAGCACCACATTGCTTCATCTTTTATATAGCATGAAGATGCAGCCCAGCTTGCTATACTCCATAAGCTTGAATTTCTTTGTCCTTTTTGTATAGGAAGTGTGATATTTCTATCAGTTTTTTCATATAAGCTTTTAAAAAGAAATACATCATCTTCAGTTAATGGCTTATTTTCATTAGCTTTGTCTACTATTCTTTTAACAAATGAGCCTTTATAAGCATTAGGCATAAAGAGTTTACCTTCACAAGATAAATAACTTTTTGTAGAAAAATCATCTTTATATGATGAGGCTAAATCTAATAAAAATATTCTTACATCTTCTAAAATTTCTTGTGGCTCGGTAGTATCTGAAATTATTTTATAGTAATTATTATTTGCTCCATCAAACATCATTCTAGGAAGACCTTTTGATGAGTTTTTATCATAGAATTCTATATTTAGTTGAGTTGAGCTAACATAGTATTCTAAAGGATTTTCTAAATCATCTACATCTTTTAAATTAGGCTTTATATGTTTTAAATTTAAAGGACTTTTAGTTTTAAAATAAAAATGACCACCATAAGGACTTTTAGTAATTAGTGTCTTCTGTCCTAGACGATTAATATTAGCTAATATATAGTTAAATGAATAAACATTATCACAATCAATTACAAATAAATCATCTACTACTGCTATAGCACATATAGTAGTGTCTTTAAAAGGCTTTTCTATTGCTACTTTATCAGTATCATTAAGCTTTGGTAATTTAATAAATTTAGATTTATTAAGTTTAAATTGTTGTGGATTTGTTTCAAGTATTTTTAAAAGCTCTTTTTCATTTAAAAAATTAATTATTTTCATATTTGCCCTTTTATCTACATTATTTAGCTTTACGGAGCTGCTAAAGAAAGAAAGGACAAAAAGCGGGCAGTTAGGTTACTTATTTAAATTTAAATAGCAGCTCCATAAAACTAAATAATGTAAATTTAAATAAGTGAAAAATTATACTAAAAAGAATATTAAAATTTTATAAAGCCCAAGTGTAACTCGAGTTACAGCTAATTTTTTGACTCATTTTTCAATTTTTAGTGTGTTACTAAAAACTTATGTAATTTTACTATGTTACATAAGTCTCAAATAGTGGTAAATGCAGTGTTTCTAGAGTGTTGTGTAAAATAACATAGGAAGCTTTTTGTTATTTTGAGATTTTTGGGTGAAAAATGATGATTTTTAGTTTAAAATAAAATAAAGTGTAATTAAACGAAGTTTAAGTGATAGTTTTTGAAAAGATAATGATAATGGCTCTAACTGTGGTAAAACAAGAAAGTATCATGATTGTAACTTTAGGCATTACACAATGTTAAGGAGGCTCTAAGCTTCTAAAATAGGAATTACAAGAGTTTTCATTTTGAAAATCAAAAAATTAAAATACCATAGTTTGTAACAAGGTTGAAACTGTGGTGTGGCCATAGTTTTATATATATATTTTTATAAAATATATTATGTTATTTTTTAAAATTATTTTTTTAAAAATATAAAAATATATATATATAATGTATAGATACATATTGTATTTGTAATTTTTTTTATGTATGTATTATAGCACATTTATATATAGAACTTTTTTCATGGTAAAAATTGGAAAATTTTTCTTGATGAGGTTAGCCTAAAAGTGTGCCATACATTGTTTCGGAGGTGTTATGTTTTGTGTAACACTAAAAAACACACAAAATTTTTAGAGAGCTTAGAAACTGTGTGCAGCAAAGGCTTAGAGCAGTGTTAAGATTGTGTTAATTTACAATTCAATTTTTTGTTAGAAACTGTGTTAATTCCTAGAGAGCTAGCTTAAGAAACCTAGTATTTACCAGTGTTTCGGAGCTTAATTTTTATGGCATTTTACATATTATTGTAACTGACAATCATTATCACTAAAAAATTTCTAAAAAACTTAATTTCGTTTTAAACTTTTTTGTATTAAAATTTCATTAAGACAAAATAAGTGAGAGAAAAATGGCAAATAAATTAATTCCAATAGCTATAAGAGAAAAACTCGTAAAAGAACTTTATTCTGCTGGTATGAATATGATGCTTATTGGAAAAACTCTTGATTTAGCTACAACTGAAGTTAGAGATATACTAGGTGATTTACCTATTACACCTTCAGTGCCATATGATGAGAAGCTAATAAACAAGCTTCTTTATGACTCTAACATACCTGTAGCTACTGATGTAATTATTGAGAATGAAAAAGCTAGATATTTAGAATACTCATCAATTGAGAAAAAGTGTCTTGTAATTATGAATAGACTACTTGAATACTATATGCTTGAAGGACCTTCAGGTGATGTAGCAAATGATGCTAAAATAGCTTCTATTGTGACTTCATTCATTAAGTCTACACAAGATGTAAGACAAGAGTTGCTTAAAAAGTATGAAATTGATCAGATTGCTAACTCTAAAGATGACAATAAGATACAAGTGGAGTTTATTGAGTGAAAACTCAAATACCTAAGATTTACAAGCCTTTACTTGACCCTAATGATACAAGGCGTTACTACGTATTTTATGGAGGAAGAGGAGGAGGAAAGTCAGAAAATATAGCTCAAAGTTTAGTTATTCTTGCAGGTCTTAAAAGAGTGAGAATTCTTTGTATAAGAGAAGCACAAAGCTCAATTGCAGAGATCAAGGTACCATCTACTGATGGTAACCTAGTCCAACAA